AGCCAGCCCACTATCAATATCTATGGTATCCCAGTAAGAGTCAAGGTTGAAGTTCCTACTGACTACACTTTTCTTTGCCATACTCTTCTCCTTAACTTACTTGGGGGAGACTACATTTCTGCAATCTCCCCCAATAATCTAACTATCTAGGGTCAGGAATATCAGGGCGTGGTCTGCCCCACCAGTTATACCTGGAGTCATACAGATACCAATTGGTAACTCAGTAGTAGCTGCAGCGGCTGGGTCAGCCTTCGCAGCTGTAGTACCAACCACAGCTACAGTACCAAGAGCAATCGCAGCATTTACTGCTACTGCCGCTGGCCCTCCAGTCTGTGACCAGTAGTAGTATGCGGCTGTCACAGCTAGTGGCGGAACTCCTACGCACATACCAGATACAACAGCCTCAGTTGCTATCACATTGGCATAAGGGTTCTGGGCAATACCAGCTTTACTACTGGTAGTAAGGGCAACAGTCAGAGCATCGTAGAGAACTACACCTTCTTCGTTAGTGCCGCTAAAGGCATCGTGGCTCTTAATCTTATAGCACTGACCTAAACCAGCAGCCACATTAAAGTAGACATATCCCTCAGCAAAACCATTAGCTGTAGTAAGAGGCGCAGCTGCCAGGTTAGCCGTACTAGTTAAACTAATGGTAGACACACCAATAGCAAAGGCAGCTCCGACTGCTATATCGTCATCCGCCTCAGCATGGATAGCCTTTGCCTGCTGCTGCGGCGCACCGATATTCAGTCCGGTTGCACCAGCCAGTGTATAACGCCAAACTCTCTCACCTTGTGTTATCTTAGTACCGAGTGGAAAGAGCTGAGTACTTGACTCTGCATAAGGGTCAGGTGGGTTAGACTGCATCAGACTAGCCATGTCCTTCACATTAGGAAGTTCTATTACATAGCCACTCCTGTTCATTACCTTGCTCAAATACGCTTGTCCATTATAAGCCATTTCTTCCTCCGTATTCTGTTTGCAGGAGACTTTTTAATTCTGCCTTCTCCCACACTGTAGACTGGGCAGTACAGCCATACACACTAGACAACTATTGCTGAGTCATCTACATCATGAATACGAGCCAGACATAGTGTAGAACCCAGCAGTACTGTTCCATAGTTTACTAATCTAAGTCCACCAGCATCGTAGTCCTCAAGCACAGGGAATGGTACTAACTTATACAGGTCTCCCTGACCTTCTGTTCCACCATAACCATAAGCAATACCAGGGTTCTTCTCCATTACATTACCAAACTTCAAACAAAAGATACTATAGGTTGAGTCACTAGAATACTTTGCCCTGATGTCTGAAGATGCTCCGGTTCCAGTAGCACTCTCCTCAGCTACAAGGTAGTCAGTCCTGACAATAGGTACACCAGCGAAGAAAAGAATTGGCTTACCTATATCACTATACCCTCGTGTAAGTAGGGATAAACTACCAGCTGTACCTGATGCCAAACCAGTAAAGCCCTTCTCTTCGTAGGCTGCGTCAAAGCGGATACCAAGTACATCTGGAACCCAGATTTCATCAGTACCATACTTCATAGCATTAAGAACAGTACGCAGACTCCATAGGCTGAGACCCTCATCTTCCTGGTCAAAGTTTAGGTCACTACCAGTCCTCACAGTATCTGAGTTAGGAGTACCTCGTTCTGCAGCTAGTGCGTGCAGCCCATCCATCTGTGTAGGCGACCCACCATAGGTAGTATCTGCGTAGATTAACCTATCATTAATCTTTCGCTTTAGTCCCTTCTCGCACTCCAGAAGTAACTGGGCCTTATAGTTATTATAAGTCCCATAGATACCTTCTACATAGTTACTCAGCTTCCTTTGAATATAGATTACCCGAAGTGTAGCTTCTACTTCATCATAATCTACATCGTCACTCCAAGATAGCTGCCCACCAATGTCAACTTCTGTAGCTGCCGCCTCTGCTGTAGTCTTCTCTCTCAGCCACTCTATCTTCAGGCCAGTACCAGCTGCCTGAGCTACTGGCATCCTTTCAAGAGGTGGATTTCTTTTAATATCCTCCTCAATCACACCTGGTATCTTAGTTGACTGAGTTAGCTTCTGTGCTTCTACTAATGTTTTCCAATGGCCTCCACTATCAGCCATAGCTTACACCTCCGTTACTTTCGCTTTTTCCTTTACCTGAATACCAATACCACGCTTTTCCTCAGCGTCCTTGATATTCCTTGCCGCCCTCTCGAGCGCTGTCTCAGTCTTGGCTGTACTACCACCACCAGCACCAGTAGCATAGTTTCCTGTGCCCTTCTGTGCCGCAACAGCCTTCAATGCCTCCTCATAGTTATCAAGCTGTGTCATATCCTTTTCCTCAAGAGAAGTAATTGGTATGCCAAAAGAGGCAGCAATCTCCTTTCTCTTTGAGTCAAGAACCTTTTTAGTCAGGTTCTCTACCGCTGTCTGGGCGGTCTCCAGTTGTGGCTTGACAGTTTTGAGTTCCTCAGCATCCGCAGTGGTCAGGGTAAGTTTGTCCTTCAACTCGCTTTCACGAGCCTCCACAACCGATAGACTATTAGTGGCTGCTGATAACTTATCAGTCGCCTCTGTTAGCTTCGTTTGCAGACCCTCCTTCGCAGCTTTGACAGCAAGTAGGTCAGACTCAAGAACCATCTTTGGAGTATCAGTAGTAACTGGTGCTGGAGTCTCTTCCTTCTTTTCTGCCTCGGCTGGGTCAGGAGTCGTAGTAGGTTCTACCATTAAATTGCCTCCTATTCTATTATCTCTATTATAACATATATAGGTCTTATTGTCAAATAAATATAAGATGATATATACATATTATATATAATATACTTATTTCATTTTATATTTAACTTTATTGAATATAGTTAAGTATTAAGCTTCTATCAACCTCAAACGAGTCTATGAGCGACCTAGCAGCAGGCGTCTTTGAGGTAGTAGTGTAGCCAAATACATACAGCCAGAAATCCAGCATAGGTGAGTTGTAGCGTATCTTTGCTCTTGCAACAGTAAGCCCACTCTCCCATCCAGAGATGAGCTTTTTACCTGCTAGCCCTTCCGCATTTCTTATTTCCTCCTTTCTTGTCAGGCTTGTGCCATCAGCATAGTACTCAGATATTAGTGCTCTCTGGTCGTCAGAGTATTCTTCTATTAGAATTCTAGGTATAGCCTTATAACCTCTGAAGTATTTATCTGAGACCTGCCTAAAGAGCTTCTCTACTGGAGTCTCAAACTTTCTAATATAGTTATCAAACTCAGCTCGCTGCTCTTCCGTAAGCGCCATTCTGATAGCCTCACGCTGCAACCAAAATCCTAGGTAATTCCACTCTTCTTCTCCGGTGAATTCTTCTGCGGTTCTCTCTAGCTCAATACTAAAGTACAGGTCAATAGCTTCATCTAGTGGGTGTCTGGTCGGAGGCGAGAAGCCTAATTCCTTTGCAAGAGCCACCTGTCCTTCAGGAGTAGTTGCTTCTATGACCTCAGCAAACCTAGGGTCAGTATCTAATGCAAATACCATAGCAGTATAGTTTTGCCAAGTATTAGCATGCTCTGACCTCCATTCTCTTCCGTTGAAGTGTAGCTCATTAGTAGGGCTAAGGAAACCAGTATCTATATCTGTCTGGCTAATATACCTTCCTGGTTCTGATGTAGTTATTCTGGTATCCTGGAAATCTCTAACTCTATCCCAGTATTCATTTATTCTATTGTAGAGGTCAGAAATCTCAGGTGGCATTAAGATAGCTCCTCTACCAGTGTATATTCTCCACTGCCACATTTCATCCAGGAGTGTTCTAGTAGACAGCGGTAGTCCTCCAATTACATCAGTAGGTTTGAGATTGTGCTTCCATAAGTTCTCCTGGAACTCAGCACTCATTCCAAATTGCTGCTCAAAGATACCAGTAATCTTCTGGTATGCCTCCAGGTACTCTTCCTCACGCAATCTGAACAGAGGGAACTGACTACGAAGTACTGAGTACCAGGCAGTTCTATTACTAGCCTCATCCCAAAGAGACTGCTCTTCCTCAGTAAGTGTCTCTCCACGCTGCTGCTTAAACCACAGGTCAACTCCTGACTGTCCTTCTATAAGTGTTCCACCAGCTGTCACCTGCAGACCTGATACAATGGTTGCTGTATAGTAATCTCGGAAGTTCTCATGGAATAGCTTATCACGCAGCCAAGTAGCTGACTCACTCACACCAGGAATATCAGAACCAATAAGCATTTCAATTCCTGCACGGTACAACGGAGGAAGCGCATCTCCAAGTTCTGGAGGGCGTCCTGATAAGACTGGTGAGAGTACTACTGGTAGCATGAAGTGTATTCCTGGAAAGAACCCACGCCTCTGCCAGAAGTCCAATCCCTCACCTAGCATTCCCAGGTTCTCATAGTAGGATTTGAAGTCATGACGAGCCAGCCCAAATGTAGAACCAAAGGCACTTCCTACAAATGGATTAATCTCTAGGTCAGTACCTGGGATATGAACATAGCCATAATCAGAATAGTCATAGTACTTACCCCAAGCAGCAGCTACCCCTGGATGCCTTATAAAGGTACGGGGAAGAAAGAACCAGCGGTACATATGATAAGTCCAGTAGGGAAAGACCATCTTCATAGTAGCATCTACAATGTTCTCATTAGAGTAATCAGCAAAGGCCTTATAGTAATCTCTATGAGCTTTATGAGAAGCCTTCTCTCGGATACTCTGCCATTCATCTGGAGTAACCTGACCCTTAGCAGCCACTGGAGGTACAGGAGTACCCGCCGCACCCTTATAGTATAGGTCATAAGCTTTCCTAGACTCTACTAGAGTAACATCATCTACAGTCTTTCCAACCTTTGCAGCTGCATCCATAGCAGCATCTACTGACTTGAACCTACCAGCAGCAGTCAATCCCTGCTGAGTCAACACAAGGTTCTGCGCTCCGGCTTCTTCGGTAGATAAGTGCATTATCTTGGGCTGAGCTACCTTCGGTTTCTTGGCAAAGATATTATCCATTCCTTTTGCTATGTTATCTATCCAGCCATGAATAGCCTTCTCCTCATTAGGAGTTAGACTCTTCAACATTCTCAGCGCAATCAATCGCTGCTTCATTCCTTCTGCTTGCTGGAGTATCTTCTGCCGAGATATATCTATAGCAGGGTCAAAGTGCATTGACTGCAAAATATCATCATAGGCTCTGCTTATCTTAGCCTCAGTAAATCCTCTGAATACTGTTGGATTAGACTCTGCACCCTGCTTTACCATCTGGATAAAGTACTCTCTTCCCTGTAGTGCTGTATTCTCGGTAATTCCTGTAGCTAGTGCATCTACATTCACTCCGAATACCTTAGCTATATCCTGGGAAGAAAGTGCTCTACCAGTAGCATCCACAGGACTGAGCTTTGGTGCAGGCATCTTATAGTATAGATTAGCAAAGTCCTTGCGAGCTAAGAAATCTGATGCTCCTATAACAGCATCATCCTTCCTGAACCTACCATACAGCTCTGCCCTGTAAGCTCTCATCTCAGTGTATACTTCAGGAGTGCGCTCTGCCTTGGATAGTGCAAAGAAATCATCTAGGAACCTTCCATCATCTACAAGATACTGATTACGAAGTGTATCTCTAGTTCCTTGCCGTTCCAGCAGTGCAGTGAGAGCCTGTTCCTGCTCAGGCTTGAGAACCTTAGTATTTGTTAGTACCTTTTGGCGAACAGACTCAAGGCTATCATCTATACTGTCAATGGCTCGCTGCATTTCTTCTCTGCGAGTTCTCCATAGTTTCTCTACTGACTTAAATTTACCAACATTCCTGAGTGCATCTACTTCCTCAAAGGTCTTTGACATTACTGCTGATGGAAAGTTACTGGCGTTCTCTGACATCACAAGATAGTGCTGAGTGAGCTGCATTAGGTCACCAGATGACTTTACTTCTTCCTTAGCTATTTGATTAGCTAAGAGTGCGAACGAGTCAGGGAGCTGCGTCTCACGAGCTGCAAGGTCAGCAATAGATTGGTCAGCCCAAGTACGAACTGAGTCCACTATGCTATCCGCACCCTTGCCCTTCTTTGGAAAGTAGCGAGCAAATAGTTTCTGAAGGTTAGCTGGTAACTTCTTGCCAAGAGCATACTTACTAAACCCTTCTGCTATATCTTCAATGAGCTGCAATCCGCCAGGCAGCTTCTCAAATGCTCCTAGAAACTTAGCATTCTCTAGTTGTTGAGTACTTAGACCCTTTGCCTTTAGCTGTGCCAGTTGCTCCGGATTAAGCTTTCCTTTCTTCACCCTCGCAGCAAAGGCTACTGTATCATACTTGAAGCCTGTGGCTTCTATAGCATCAAGGACTATCCC